ATGGCCAGCATCCAACGATCAGGGAACAAGTGGCGCGTCCAGGTTTATGTCGCCGGCGTTCGCGACTCCACTACCAAGCATACGAAGCAGGAGGCTGCGAAGTGGGCTCTTGAGCGCGAGGCCGAGTTGCGGGGAGGGAAGCTCCCCGACAAGTCGCTGCGCGAAGCCATGCGGCGCTACGTAAAGGAAGAGGCGCCCAAGCGAGCCGGCGAACGATGGGAGTCGGTCCGCATTGCTGCCTGGGAAAGATCTCTACCTCTCTTGGATCGGCGCATCGCGGCAATTGACAGTGCAGACATCATTGCTTGGCGAGATGGAAGGCTGAAGCAGGTTAAGCCTGGTACGGTCGCGCGCGAAATGAACCTGATGCGGTCCGTATTCGAGACTGCGCGCCGGGAATGGAAGTGGATCAAGCAAAACCCCATGTCGGATGTGCGTTGGCCCCAACAACCTAAAGGCCGAGCGCGCCGCGTGTCGCCCAACGAGGAAGCTGACCTGGTCGCTGCGTTTGGGCTTGATAAGGGTCTGTCGGCAGAGACGGCCACCCAGCGGACGGGGTTGGCCTTCCTTCTAGCGCTTGAGACCGCAATGCGGTCAGGTGAGATCCTGTCATTGACTTGGCCAAACGTGCATCTTTCCGAGCAGTACGTTCACCTACCAAAGACCAAGAACGGCGACGCGAGGGATGTGCCGCTGAGTAGGCGTGCTTGCGAAATCCTGAAGACCCTCCCCCTCGGGTTCGGGCCCGTGTTCAAGCTTAAAGCTGCTGTGCGTGACGCGCTCTGGCGTAAGATCCGCGACTCGACGGGCCATCGAGATGTCCACTTCCACGACAGCCGCGCCGAAGCAATTTGGCGGCTATCGAAGAAGCTAGACATCCTGCAGCTGGCCAGGATCATTGGACACCGGGATCTGAAGTCTCTCATGCTCTATTACCACGAACCGGCCTCCGAGATCGCCCGACAGCTTGGATAACGTGCAGCGAAGGATGGGATGCTGAGTCAGCTCGAGCGTTTCGGCTTGCAGAGTCTCAAACCCCGTGGGTCACCGAGACCCGGGAAGGCGAGAGGCACGCGAGCGGACACGAAACCGATTCAATGATGTGTTCCTATGACCACTTCGTTCACTTGACTCCAAGCTCGGACGACTCTGCAGGCTAAAGTTTCAGCGCCATCGACAGCTAACCTATTTCGACGTAACTGACGCCTAGTGCCGCCATGAATGAACCAATGATGCGACCGAAGTTGAAGCTCAGCAATCCAGAGCTCCCGCCGCTCTCCTCAGAGTATGAGCAAATGGTGAGCAACATGCCCTCATGGGCAGTTCGTAAGGCGCTGATGAGCGGCTATCCGCGTCATTTGTACAAATACTTGCGTTTTGACTCCACCTCTAAAGAGAGTCTGCGGAACCTGAGCACAATGCTCTTGGATTCAAATTTGTATCTGACCGACCCCGCGGAATTCAATGATCCGTTTGAGTTCAAATGCAAGCTCGTCCTAGACGATGATGAAGTGCTCAAACGCTACTTCACCACCATGTGCAGAGAAACCTATCCGAGCTATAGCAAGACAAGCTTGGCTCTGGATGTACTTGTAGATACGATGGTCGATCAGGTAAAGAGTACATCCGGACAGATTTTTGGCGCCCTATTTGAAACGCAAGGTCACGGGGTGCATTGCTTCACGCCGGAACCAAAAAATCAGCTCATGTGGTCGCACTATTCTGACTCCCATCGCGGAATATGTTTGCAGTTCAGGACTTCTTACGACTTACGCACGTTCCGAGCCGCCGGGCCTGTGGACTATTGCGACGACTTCCCAGAGTTTCACGTCCCGACAGCTCCGAAGGAAGACACCATCACGATGATGACGCGTAAGGGCACCGCTTGGGCGTATGAGAAAGAACGCAGGATCGTAATAGCGGCGATCAACAGCCGGCTTCTGCCTTTCCGCCCGAAGGCTCTAACGGGGCTAATCCTCGGCGGCCGCTTCCCCGAAAAACATTTCCCTTCTATTACACAGATGCTCAAGCAGCGTACCGAGAACGGCCTTCCGCCAGTCCACCTGTATCAAGCAGAGCCCGAAAATTCAGCGTACAGGTTTAAAGTGCGCTCTGTAGGCAGCCCTAGAGCCATTCCCGAACCAATTCCTGGAGCGATTCCTTGGGATGCAGTATTTGAACGGTAAGCCGCAGATTCCAATGGCGCGCCCGACAGAATTCGGGATGTGTAGCCGCCGGCTTAGACGTCTGCCTCACTCTGGAAAGGAATCAAGGACTTGCATTGAATTGACTTCTGGAACCCGACCGTCAGAGCGCTTGCGTCGCGAGGGGTCGATCAGGAGTTTTCTGGACCCAACACCGTCAAACGCGGGGGGTACTGGTGGCGGACCGCACTTAGCCGGCCCTTCCTTGGATCCGAAGCCTTGGGCTTAGTTGACGCCGACGGCCGGATCGACTCAAGTGCCGCCATGACTCGAGCGGATGCAGCAGCTGCCGCTTCGTCCAGGCGCTGGGCCTGCTGCAGCTGCTCGCGGGTCGGCGGCAAGGGCGGTAGCAGCGCTGCAGGCGCGATGGGCGTGCTGTCGGTAAGCCGGACGACGGCTTCGCGCAGCGGCAGGTCCGGGTAGAGTCGCACCGCACACCAGTACTCAGCCAAGCGCTTATCCTGGCGCACGCTATCAGCTGTCACGAACCGTCCCTGCTCGGCGTCCCTACCTTTGAGTGGACCGACTCCGGCCCACACTTAGAGGAAAAGGACGTTAGAAATGAACCGAGCGAACTGGTTTGTGGTCTCTCCCGACGGTGCCAAAGCGGTTGGACAGCTCCATCACTTTGTGACCACCGGCACATCGTTGCCCTCAAAATTGATCCACCTGGTGTTCTTGCGCGTTTCTCAGCTGAACGGATGCGCGCACTGCATAGACATCCACACGCGCGATCTGCTCAAGGAAGGCATGCCCTTCGACACAATCACACTTCTGCCTGTATGGCACGAAGCCGCGTACCTCTTCTCGGAGCAAGAGCGCGCCGCATTGGCATGGGCTGAGGAAGTGACGCTTGTCAGCGACACCCACGCATCTGACGAGGCGTACCAAGCCGTGGCCGCAGCCTTCAGCGAGAAGGACCTTGTAGATCTCACGCTCACCATCGCGGCAATGAACGCGATCAATCGGCTAGGGGTGAGCTTTAGGCTCAAGCCCCGTGCCAAGCCCGCTACCGAGTAACGGCACCCGCGAGCGCTGGGCATTGGCCCAGCGCCTCCTCAGCGCCTCTTTGATCCGACTTTTCCCTCCCTCAACCCAACGTCAGCGCGATCCGTCAGTCTGGGCCTTGTCTCCGCCGGCGGCTGTATCAGCGCCAGTGCAGGCATCACTCGGGCGGCCGCAGCCGCAGCCGCCTCGTCCAGGCGCTGGGCCTGCTGCTGTTGCTCGCTGGTCGGTGGCAAACCCGGCAGCGGCGGACGCGGATCTATGGGCGTGCTGTCGGTGAGGCGGGTCACGGCCTCCCGAAGCGGCAAATCGGGATAGAGCCTGGCCGCGCACCAACGCTCGGCGAAGCGCTTGCCCTGCCGGACGCTGGCCACTCTCACGCTCTTGGTCTGCCACATCTTTAAGGCGTTGAGAGCCATGCGCAGGTCGCCCGCGCGATCAGGGGTGAGGCTGGCCACCTCCCGGCCGTTCCACCACAGTGCCCAGCGCTCGCCCATCTGAACCCAACCGGACGGGATGGGGTCGGTGCGGAAGCCTTGGTAGCCGATGGAAGGGAGCATGGCTAGCACGATACAGGCGGCGGTCTCGCGAGCTGCGACGCACCTGGCTGGAGCTCAGCACCGGTATGCACTTGAAAGAAACGCCTTCTGTCAAGAGACTCTTTCTCAACAGTTGAAGGTATGGTGGTGGTCCTTGGCTTCTATGCGTCGCGGAATTCTCCATGTGCGTGTCTAGCCCCCACTGGCGAGACACATGAACAAATTCAGCAACTTCCTGATCCTTCGCGTCCGTCCGCTACTACGCCTCAACGGCTCGATCGAACGCATCGAGTCCCTGCTCGGAAAATGTGGAGCATGCGGGGACGAGTCCCGCTACGCCCACGGCGCCGGTCTTCAGCAGTCAGATGATGGGATTGAGCTGGCCTGTCCGGCATGCAAAGAAAGTAGCTTCATCAGTGACAAAGACATTGCGTCTTATTGGATAGAGCAAGTGCGCCGGGACCGCATATTAGCTTTAGCTGGACTGGACCCAGAACAACTATACGCCCCCTAGGTCCAGAGTCACCGGTTGCCTCACGGTCAGCGACGCAATAAAGAGCCATCCGCCGGCAACTTCCCGCCCGCTCAACGTGTTCAGCAACGTCAGCTACCCCGCAGCTGCACCCCGGGGGAGCCCAAGCCGCCAGCAGCGCCAAAGAGCCGACAATGACCGAGACCGAACAGATCCTCGACCGCCTCCACGCCTGCGAAGCCGCGCTTGATGCCCAACGCGGCTACATCAAAGCACTCGAATACGGCCTTCGGACGCTGATGGTCACACACCCTACACCAAGTCGCTTGGACATCGCCTGGAGGCACCTGCTGCCTAAGATCGCGGACACGCATGCCGCTGCCGACAGTGCGATATTCACCTCCGCATTCCAGCAAGCGCTGGTACTCATTGGGAAGCAGATCGAAGACGCCGCGGCGGATCGCTGGAATGCTCAGTGAACAGCCTGCGTACCGTCTCAGACAGCGAGTATCGCGAGTCCCTCCACAATCCGTGAAGGAGGATCGAGCGCCGCTCCCCGCTTGTCTATGCTCTACTGCGCAGTAGAGAATCGTGTCCAGTCGGCGATGGATAGCAATTCCACTTTCAAACCGTCCTCCGGCCCCTCCATCTACTGAAGAAAGGGGCACCATTCGGGCAAAAAAATCACTGAAGAGCTGTAACTCAAATAGGTATCAGCCACTCTTCAATGAAGCCTCCCGCGCATAGCGAAGAACTGTCTGTTCGTCCTGAATCGCTATCTTCACTGAAGATAGCCATCTACTTGCGGCGCCTCGATTATCGACCAATGCTGCCAAGTCATCGCAAAGGCAGTTTGGACACAAGTAGCCGCCGGGACTTGGCCTGCGGCACCTTTTACAGGGCAGTAACGTGGTCTCGGACGGACTACGTAGTTGATAGGCCGTACGCACCATCAATGCCTGCGCCTCCGTGCTCCTATCTCTTAGTCTATCCACGCCATTCGCTCCCTTTAGGAAAAAGGGCAGCGCATACCGGCGCCACCCTTTCTCAGCTACTCGCAGTCGATCTTACTTGTTCGACTTCTGAGCTCCGCCTTCATTGGCGTTGCGCTCCTTAGACTCCCTGTCCTGGCGCTGTTGCTGCTGCTTCTGCTTTTCCGCATCCGGCTCAGCCACAGCAGGCTTGTTGGTGTTAGATGCATTCTTCTTCATGTCATTCATGAACTACTCCATCGCAGTGTATTCACCGCAAACCAAGAATGCGCCGAACGGTGTTAGTCCACCGTTGCATTCCCGGCAGTACATGAATGGACCGAATGAATGGAAAGACACCAGCGCCCCCGACAGACAAACTGGCACTACCACGATCATCACCGGCGACAGCAGCGGCGTGTCGGCTGATATCCACGACCGCATGCCGGTGTGGCTGCAAGCCGGCCAGATCGATGACTGGATGGCCGCCAGCGCAGAAGATGCCATGGCCATGCTCCTGGCCAGCGAGCCGCCGGCCATGGAGGCCTACCGCGTCAGCCGCGCGGTCAACACGCCGCGCAACAACACAGAGGCGCTGCTGGAGGCCGTGGCTTAGGCCTGCGGCTGCGCCACGATCTCCTCCGCACCGAGGTCGTACTCGGACGCGGTCACGTACGGGGCCGCGGCCTGCGGGGACACGAAGAAGTTGAAGATCGCGCCGGAGCCATCGGTGGCGCGGAACGTTGAGGATGCTCATTGCCTGGGGCCATATGGAATGCCCTAACTATTACCCTCATTCAGCGAGCTGTCTACGAGCGCCCTATGCCAACAACCTCAGAGCTACTGCACCGCGTCGATAGCTGCACCACGGAACTTGAGGCCCATCGAGGCTACCTCAAAGCGATGGAATACTGCCTCCGCGCCCTCATCATCAGTCATCCAGAACCAGCAAAACTGGCGCGGATATGGGACGGAGTACTTCCTGGAATCTTTGACGCTCACCTCGAAGATTCCGCCTTATCTTCCGCAGCATTGCGCCAAGGACTGGCGTTGTTCACAGAGCAGATCGAAGCCTTACTGCCCCCAGGACGATAGTGGGTGCAGTCGCCCTAGCGACCGCACCCCTTCCAAGACGCGAATCCGCAAACTAGATCAAAGCCAGATGTAGCCCATGATGCCTTCGTTCACCGGATACTTCACCCCTTCACAGTTCGCATCGAGCGTATCGAAATGGTCTGCCCAGTTGTTTGGCTTCAGTCCGCCTCGCATGCAGCGATACAGCGGTACGGTGCCAGGAAGCTGCGTAGCTGCGATGTAGCCGGTGATAGGCATTTCGCGGCTGTGCATGTGGCCTTCGCAATTCGCGTCCAGCGATGAGAAAGTATCGAGCCAGTTGTTGTTAACGCAGGAATACATCGTCACGCTTCCTTCGAACGGGAAGTATGAAATGAAGCCAAGAGTGCCCTGCTTCTTTCCCGGGTAGATCATCCCGCCCGGCGTGTTCAAGGGGCGACCGGAGAACGTATCTTCCTTGAACTTCCAGCGTTCCAGTTCAACCAGCTGGACGCCGGCAGGCAGATCGGCTGCTTGGGCATTCGCCTCCGCCAGCACTCTCGGCGAAGCGCCCAAGTAATCAACCTCCTGTGCCGACGCATTCCACGCCAGCGAAGCCGCTACGACAGCCCCTAAAGCAATCATCTTCTTCACATCTACTCCTTAGAGAATGGACTTCCAAATTTCCAGCGGGCGTCATGCTCGCACTGACATTCTAAATTGTGAGAAGAGGCCAAGCCGAGACTGGATTCCAACTTCCGTGATCCTCTACTTGGCAGGGCAAGTCCTCCGCTATGTCGGCTAACGGACGCGTACGTGAGGGCACGCTGTCGCACTGGATTCGGGCAGTCCCTCACGCCAGCCCGGCGGCCCTGGCGTGGGTCAGCGCCCGGGCGGCGGACAGCGGGCTGTTGTAGATGGCAATGTCGGACACGCGGCCCTCGAAGCTCCACGCGCCCCAATTTGATTGGCCATTGATGGTGAGCGAGTTGTTCGAGTTGATCGGTGGCGAGGTGAAGATGCCGCCGGATGCTTCGGTGACAAGCTCGCCATTTATGTACATGCGGACGGTGCACACATCCGTATCAGGATCCACATCCGACGTGCAAAGGACGTGGTAGATCCTGCCTGCCTCCAACTCAAATGGCGCCTTGATCTGCCGATCACTGCCACCGCCGCCGTTGTTGGTCCAGCCGAACACCAGGCGAAAGGTGCCATCGGAATCAAAGCCCAAAACGTAGTCGTTGGAGAAATTGGTGTTGAAGCTGTAGACGGTCTTTCGGATGAAGTGCGCGCGGGACGTCCCCAGCCACGTCGGGGTCGCAACCACGCATTCCAGAGAGAATTTCCGGTCAGGTGAAACAGCAAGAGATGCAAACCCTGCATCACCCGGATCGCAACTCAGCGACGAGATGGCATCGAACCGAGCGGACTGACCGCCAGTGCGCAGCGCACCGGATTGCATAACCGGCGAGTTTGGTGAGGCCGATCCCTTGTGTAGAGCCACGCCGTTTCCGGAGCTGTCGGCGTAAGAGGTCACGCCCAGTGCGTCGTCCAATTTCCAATAGGCCACAGGCGCATCAGCCAGAACCTCGACCGCATAGTCCCGCACGTCGATCACCGCCACGGTCCCACGCCACACGGCGCTCTGCCCTGCCGAGTCACGCACGCGCAACGTCAGGTTGTAGGTGACTTCCGCGTCCACCCCGGTGAGCTGCTGGTGGTCCCACACGAAGCTGTCGATGAATAGCGGCTTGTTCTCGCGCCGGCGGATCCCGCGCGATGCCACGTTCACCAGGGCAGCCCCGGCCGGCGGCGTGGCCACCACGGTCGAGGGGTACACGCGGTTCTTCGACGCCGACATGACAGCATTGCCTTCGGAGGTTTCCAGCAGCGAGCCATCCTCGCGGCGCCACTGCAGTTGCACGGCGGCGCCGGCATTGCCCTCGGCGCTGGCACCCTGTCGCACCTGACACGTCGCCTCGATGGGCATGCCGGGGTTCACCGGGTAGCGGGCGGTGTTCTCGATCAGGGCGTCCCCGGGGTTCTCCCCGTAGCGCGCGGAGCGGGCGCCGGCGATGGGGTTCTCGGTGCCGATGCTCCAGCCTGTGCCCTTGGTCCAGGACACGTCCCCGCTCTCGAAGCCCGGGTTCGGGATCACTGCAAGGGTCGCCGAGTAGGCCGGCCAGGACAGCACCACCTCGTCGCCGTCCATGTAGAGGCTGGTCCCGTTGGGCAGCTTGTCGCCGTCGATCTGCTCGACGGTCATGCCTCCCACGCCGTTGTGCACTTGCAGCCGCCCCTCGTATGCCTCGGCAGGCTTGCCGTTGGCGAAGCTGCCCGTGATGTACATGGCCAGGCGCGCGGCGCGCTGGTCCAGATCCGGCCGGTCGAAGATCCGCATGGTTACGCCCTCCGGCCAACCAGGTACACGCGCAGGCCCCGTGCGCCCGCCGTGCCCACCTGGTCCACGTCCAGCGTCAGCTCGTCTCCGGCGAACAGCACGTCACCGCCGGCAGCGTAGACCGCAGGGGTGGCAGCCGTCGCGGTGGTGCGCTCGGCGTTGTCGAACGTCAGCTTGGTGCTGAGGATCGAGGTGCCGTTGCGGTGCAGGTCGACCGTCAGCGGCGTCCCGGATGCCTGAGCCGTGGACAGGCTGGCGTAGCAGCCCCCGGCCAGCACCGCCTCGAGGACCATGCCGAACGGCATGGCGTAGCAGTCGCGGCCGGCGCTGGCGGTAATGTCGGTCCCGATCAGCGCGGCCCGGTCCTGCAGCTCGATAACCAGCAGGTCGGGCGTCTCAACCGTGCGCAGCAGGTCACCCGAAGCCAGCCAGGTGCCGGCGTCCGGGGAGATGCAGGAGGCGCTGATCGGCGAGCCCACAGCCCGGGTCTTGGCGCTGAAGCCGGCGGCGGCGATCACCTGCCCGGTCCCCTCGGCCACCAGCGTCACCTGCCCGGCGCCCATCTGAACCACGGTGAAGAACTGCCCGTCCTTCCAGTCCGCGCTGCCGCCGGTGTTGGCGCGCATGGTCAGCGTGATAGGCGTGGCCGAGTTGGCCAGGATCAGGGTGTTGTGCATGTCCACGGCCAGCGTCGTGTCGGCCGTGATGCTCACGATCCGCGGCGCGACGGTGTAGATCGGGGGCTGGCCGATCCACGGCCGGGCGTATCCGCGCAGTGTCGTGAAGCCGCGCACCCCATCGCCCGGGGCGGTGGCAAAGCGGATCGCCGGTGCCGCGCCGTCGACGCCTTCCAGGATCTGGTACTCGCCGGGGTCCGTTGCGCTGGCAGGCTTCGACACCAGGTAGTCGCCAGCACCGGCAGTGGCTTCCAGCGCGGTGTCGAAGAACAGGGCATCGAAGACGTCGGCACCAGACAGCGGGAAGTCGGTCACCTCGCCGTCGCCCTCGAACGTCCAGAACTGCGGGTCGACGCCCACCCCGCCGCCGCCGGTCTGGATCTGCTCGATCAGATTGAGCAGCAGGCCCAGGTTTACCGCGTCCGTGGCCAGGACAGCGTCGCCCACCCTGGTGATCCGGTTGCCTTGGGCATCCCACACGAACTGGCCGGTGCCGGGGTCCAGCACCAGCTGCAGACCGCTGTCCATCACCTGCTGCAGCTGCATCACCCGATAGTCGAATGCGTCCTCGTGGATTTCCGGCAGGAACGCGCCCTGGTTGGTGATGTCGGCCGGCTGGTCCAGTGGCACCGTCCGCAGGATCAGGATGTCCAGGTTCGCCGCCGGCGCGCTGTTGAAGGTGATGGTGCTGGCGTTCGCGCGAAGCCCGGTCACGGTGTACTGCGCCGGCGGCACCAGCGCGTAGGTCGGGTGGGTACCGGTGAATACCCGGATATGGGAGGCCAGGAAGGCCCGAGGCCCGGCGAATGCCTTGGCGACGCCGTTCCCCACATAGGTCTTGCGGCGGTCGTTGCTTGAAATGGTCATGGGTGCATCGGCTCCAGAATGAAGAAGCCCCGCGGGTGCGGGGCTCGGCTTAAAATCGCGGCGGGGATCAATGAACAGGGGTTCAAATGAAACTGATTATTTCGGCTGCACTGCTTCTGGCGAGCGCATCCGCTGGTGCGACTGTGTTTGGTGGCTCAAACCTTGGCTACTCGGGCTATCCCGAGCCTGATTGCAGAAAGCCCTACGAGCCGTACAGCACCTCGCGGATGGACCGCGAGATCTATCAGGATGAAGTGAATCGCTACATCCGGTGTGTAAAGGAATACCTCGAGAACGCGAACAACGACATCGAGCGCATCCGCGAAGCACAAGAAGAGGCCATAGCACGCGCGAAGCGTCTCTAACTACTGCTTGTCCTTGGGGCGGCGGTACATCAGGTAGGCCGCCGCCTCTGCCGGGTTCTCCGGCGTGTACTGGCCGGTGCCCACGTCGTAGAGGTATTCACCGGTCGTCAGCATTTGGTTGCTGGGAATGCCGGTCACCGGCCCCGCCGCGCGCACGCCGGTCTTGATCAACTTCTCGGTGTCCGGCGCCTCGTCGTCCTCGATCCAGCCGCTGCCCTCGTTCCAGGCAGTGTGTCCGAACTTCGCCATGGCCACGCCGGCATCAACGATCGGATTCGGCCGGCCCATGCTGGGCTTGCCCTCGATCGCGGCGTCGATGCCGCCGGCCACGTCGCGCAGCAGCGGGAAGGTCTGGAACGGAAACAGCAGCGTCTTCCGCGCCAGCCAGCTGCCCCAGTCGTCCCAACCCTTCTCATCATCGTCGCCGCCGTCGGGGCCGCGCATCATCAGCAGTTCGAACACCGCATTGGACAGCACGCCGGCTGACAGCCAAGTGCCGAGCGCCCGGGCAGGTGACTGCACCCGGCCCAGGAACAGGCCACGCAGGCCAGATTCCTGCAGGCGGTTGTTCATGATGATCATCGGGCCGATGAACATGCGGACCCACTTGTACCGGGGGTCACGCTCGGCGGCGCTGAGATCCTTCGGCGCGCCTGCCTGCTGAGTGGTGCGGATCGACTTGTCGGCCAGGCGCACGGCCTCGTCGATGCTGACGCCCTGAGCCTGCGCCTGCTGGTAGCGGCCCAGCCAAATGGCACGTTCGGCCAGCGGCACGGTCCAGCGGTGGACCTCCATGGCCATCTTCATGGCCGCCGCGCGGATGCCGCGCTTCCCCGACAGCTTGCCCAGCACCACCTGGTAGGACGAATCCAGCGAGTTGGCGCGTTCCTCCATGAAGGGCGACAGCGAGTGGATCATTTCCGTCATCTTGCCCGGGCTGCGGTAGTACGCCGCGTAGCCGGTGGCCAGGTACTTCGGATCGACGCGTGCAGCTGCCTGGATAGGCGCCACCACGGTGTTGGCGAACACCAGCGGCAGGCGGAAGCCCAGCGCAGCCACGGCGGTGTTGGTCAGCACCGCATCGCCGATCTTCTCGGCCATGCTGGATCCCGGCTCCGATACCGACGCGCCGCGAACCGAGTTCTTCACGCTGCCGTAGAGCGCGTGATAGGCGCCCTCGGACAGCCGCTGCTGGATCAGGTTCTTCAGCTCCTGGTCCTCCAGCACCCGCAGCGCCTGCTTCACGTAGCCGCGGTGGGATACGTCGGTGATCACGTCATTGAGGTGCCGGGACAGCACGCGGTGGTAGTCCAGCAGCATCGGTGCCGCGTAGTCGGTGCGTTCCTTGGTGTGGCCCTTGCTGGTCATCGCACGGCTGAAGGTGCCGCCCAGGATATGTTCTTCCGCAGCACGCGCCTGCTTCGCGCCGCCGGCGGACACGCGCGGGTCGTACACGGCCGGGTAGTACCCGCCGCGCAGGCTGACCGTCGAGCCGTCGGCCGCGGTGAAGATCAGCGGCATCGGCTCAACCTGCTCCGGGGCAACCCCCGACAGCCGACGCTGCTGCTCCACGATGTCGGGCCACAGGCTGTTCACCGCATCCCACACGCCCTGCACCATTTGAGCGTCGGCCGGGGTCAGGTGCCCCAGCATTTCGGCGATGGCCTGCGGGGTGAACTGCACCACCTCGCTGTTGTTGCCCACGTAGCCGCCGCGCATCAGCTTGTCGCGGTTACCGGCGTTACCCATGTTCAGGGCGACCGCCAGGATCGTGTTCTTCGACATCGACCGGCCCAAGCTGGGTACGAACACCAGGCGATTGAGGTCCGCCCGCTGGGCTGGCGTGAGCGCCTTCATGGTCTGCTCGAGCATGCCGCCCACGCGGTTGCGCAGTTCGATGCGCTGCTGCTGCGCGGCCTCGGCCTGGTTCCAGAGGAAGTCGTGCCACGGGCCGTTCTCGCCACCGTCCAGCCACTCCACCACCGTCTCCGGCCGCAGCACCCAGTCCATCAGGCCGGTGTAGGTCGACCCCACCTTCTGCATCGCGGTCATGTCGGCGTCGGAGAACGGCAGCGGCTTGCCCTCGGCGATCGCGCCGCGGATGGCCCCGGCCAGATCCGCCTGCGCACTGTCCCAGTCGCGCTGGTCCTTGTTGGCCAGCAGCTGGTTCTTCAGCTTCGCCAGACGGCTGATGTTGGTCACGCCGTCGTGCAGATCCCGGAATTCGGTGATTGGCAGGTCGGCGTAGTTGGTGACGCTCTCCGCCTCGACCCTGGCCAGCAGCGCCTCGCTGATCGCCGTCAGGTCATCGTCGGCCTGCCGCGCTTCCACCCACTGCCGCAGGCTCTGCCGGCGCGCGACGGTGCGGCCTGAGACGTACCGGAACTCGTAGGCATCGGCGATGGTGTCCATCGCCTCCAGGTAGTCAGCACCAGCCTTGCCCAGCCGCTCACGCCCCTGCGGGGTCATCTGCCGGCGGATGTAGGCGACCTTCGACTCGACCTCCTGCTGCACCGCGCGTGCCTCGGCAAACAGGGTCGCGTTGAGGGCCTGCTGCCGCTTCGCCTGCAGCGCGTCGGCGTACTTGCCTTTGGCCGCTGCCGCCGCAGCCGCGCGCGCAGCCTTGCGCTCGGCGACCAGAAAGTCGTTCGGGCGGATCTGCCGCGCAGTCTTACCGGCGATCACCGCCTCGGCCACAGCCTTCAGCTCGCGACGGTTCGGGCGAGGTTCTTTGGCCAGATCCGCCAGCACGCCCATTTCGCGGTCGAGCAGCTGGATCTTGCGGCTGCCGTGCACCGCGTCCAGCGCTCGCTGCGGTAGCGTGCCGTCAGTCATTGGGTCGCCGTGACGGGCCTGCATCCGCGCATCGGCCTCCGCCTTCACACCGGCCAAGGTCTGCCGTACCGTCCACAGGCCCTGCACCAGCTCGTCGGCGGAGGTGAAGCCCAGCATGGTTGCCACCTCTTCGGGGTGGGTGCCGCCCCTGCGCGCGTAGACCCGGCCCATCTTGTCCAGCAGGCCATCGCCGTAGGTCGCCGCCAGCACCGCGCGGTCCAGCTTCAGGCCCTGCAGCTGCTCCGGCACGGGCTCGCCGGCGGCTTCCTTGCGCCCGGTCAGCACCCGGTAGGCGCGCACGATCGGTGTGGCCTCGACCTCTGCCTCTACCTCGCTGCGGATGTTGGCCAGCTCGTCCTTCCACCAGCGCTCCCGCGCGCGCGCATCGGCTTCCTGCAGCTGCGCCATGACGTCGGCCTCTGCCTGTTCGCGTGCCGCAGCGATCTCCTGCTGGTAGTCCGCAAACTGGCGTTCGGTCATACCCAGCGCCTGCGCCTCTGCCAGGTCGCGCGCAATAGGCTCGAAGCCCACGCGAGCCTGCGCCGCCTCGATCTCTTCCTGGCTGGCCAGCATGCGGTCGAACACGCCGCGCACGTCGTCGGTCAGCTCGACGTCCAGATTCCGCAGGCTGCGGTAGACGCCGAGGATCCACTGTTTGAACTGGCTGAACACGGTCTGCAGCTCAGGCGTCGGCGCCCTGCCCTCGCCCAGGTAGGCCTCGAAGCCCCGGGCGAACTGTTCGTGCTGGTCGACCCCGATCTGGTCTGCCGACTCGACGCCGAACCACTTCAGCAGGGCGTCCAGGTCCGAGCGGATCTGCGGTGCTGCATCCTCGGCCGTGGCCAGGTCGCGGTAGACCTCCAGGAAGAAGTGCCCGGATTCGTGCAGGAATGTGGACAGGTCCGCGCCCTCGAACAGGCTGATCTGCATCGCTCGGTCAGTGCCGATCTGGATCTGGCCGCGCGGTGCGGCACCGCCTTGGAACAGGATGTCGCCGGCCAGCACCTCGCGCGCAGCGGTGTCCGGCAGCGCCACGCTCCAGGTCTGCCGCTGCCCTTCGATCGGATCGTCCTGCACGATCTCGCCGCCAATGCGCTCCGCTTCCGTGCGCGCTTGGTCCAGGGTCAGGAAGTCGCGGGCCTGGCCCTGCTCGTCCGCCAGCAGCCACTGCCCGGCCCGCTGCACGTAGGCGTTGCCGTCGCGCTCGATGGTCTGCTGCCCGCGGCCATCGGTGGCCACCTGCGGCCGGCCGAACAGGCTGCGCAGAGCGTCCATGCCGCGTTGCATGAGCGTGCGCGGCTGGGCCTCTGCGCCCTCTGCCGGCGCCTCCGCCGCATCGATCCCGGCCGCATAGCGCTCGTACAGCGCCACCGGATCCTGCCCGGTCACCTCGCCCAGCCGGCCGAACATGGCGCCCCACAGCTGCGCCTGGCTCTCGGCCTGCGCCGGGGTGTAGCGCTCGGTGCCGACCAACTGCGCCATCACCGACTGCTGTACCTGCGCGCGGGCGCTCGCGGCGGTCGGATCCGGCGCCGGCGCGTCCAGCGGCACGCCCAGGTCGCGGGCCATGCTCTCCACGTCCAGCGTTTCCAGTTCCGCCGGAGACAGGCCCTCTGCCGTGGTGCGAGCGCTGCGCAGGATCTCGTCACGATTGGGCAGGCGTGGAACTGCAGCCATCCACTCGGACATCGGGATGACCACTTGGCCGGTGGCCAGCTGTTCGGCCAGCGCGGACTCGCCGCCCACCATGTCCTGCAGCACCTGCGGTGCAGACTGGAACAGCACCTGCGCCTGATCGGCGTCCAGATAGACACGGGCGTCCTCGCCAGCCACTTGCGCCGTCAGCGCCTTCAGATCCTCGGGCGACCGTTCGCCCAGCTTCAGGTCGCTGGCCAGCTCGGTAGCGGCACGCAGCCGCTCGTTGCTGTCGCCCGAGGTCATCACTTGGTCCAGGCGCTCGTTGATCCAGCGAACCCGGCCGGCCTTCCTGGCCGCCTGGAAGTTGGCATGCACCTCGACAGCACCAGTCGGAACCTCGGCCAGGCCCTCCATGATGATGTCGCCCCACTTCAGCCTTTCCTCGGTCAGCAGCTGTGCCGTGGCCTCGCCGGCAGCGCCACCGGTGAGCTGCAGGCCGGCTTCGGCACCGGTGCGCAGGGTTGCCGACGTCGCGCTGCGGCGCGCGTTGTTGATGAAGTGCCCGGCGATGCCGGCGGTCAGGGCGTCGAACACGCCGATAGCCACACCGCGCTTGGCTGCCTTCTCGCGCGCGGCGGCCATCTTCTGCGGGTCGCGCAAGAACTGGCCTACCGCATAGGCGTCAGTCGGGTCGACCTTCGCGTCCTGCATGGCATCGGCGATGCTGGCTCCGAACTCGGTCAGGCCCGACCCGGTGCCGGCCGACACGCCGGTTACCACTCGGCTGCCGCCGCCAGTCGCTGCGGTCAGCGCAAGGCCCGGGGCACCCATGCCGATCGACTGCCCGAGAGTGACAGCGATGGCCCCCAGGGTGTCTGTGCCACCGGCAGCAAGCTCCCGCACCGCGCCACCGAAACCGCCAGCCTTGTTGGCGCGGTCGAATGCCTGGAACCCGCGGTCGGTGCTGGCGCTGGTGCGCTCTGCGGCCTGTGCCTGGCGTTCCTGATCAGCGCGCAGTGCAGCCTCTTCTGCCGATCGGTCGGTGGTCATCCGCCCAGTGGCAGGGTCCATTACTGCCGGACCGTCGGGAAGGATCGACAGTGCGTTGGCCTTGCCGCGCTGCCAGCCGCCGACGATGCCGCCGATGACCTGCTGCAGGATGTTCGGCTCTGCCGTCGCCCGCGCTTCACCGGTCACCAGCGAGTTGGCGTAGGTCGCCAGCTTCGGAGCTTCATCGCTGGCCAAGGCCATGCGGCGCGGGTCGGCCAGGAAGTCACCGACATGCGGAGACTGCCGGCCGGCGTCGTCGATCTCCTGCCGCCGAGCGTCCTGCTCGTAGTCGCTCAGGTTCGCCGCCACCACGCCGAAAGGCTGCCCCATCTGGTCCGACAGCTGGTTGGCGCGCGCAGCATCCTCCGGCTTCTGGGTGGTGCCGATATAGGTGCTGCGCAGGGTGGTCTGGCGGTTGCTCTCGATCTCGTCCGACAGCTCGTCGAAGCCTTCCAGCAGGTTGTCGATCACTTCTTGGCTCCTTGGGTCTTGCGGGCGAGGTACTGGGTCACCCAGGCATCAGTGGGCGGCCGGCCGTATTTCTCGGCGTAGGCGCCGCGCACGGCGTCTCGGTCGGCCTGGCTGACCTGCAGATCGAACTGCGCCGCGCTGCTGTACAGCCCGGTCTTCACCTTGGGGTTGTTCTTGAACTTGCCGTCCTTCTCCTGGATGGCACCCAGACGGCCGGCCTGCAGGTTCTGGGCGAACTGCTTGGCCGTGGCCGACAGCAGCACGTCGGCCTGCTCCGGTGTCGGCTTCTTGCCGGAGGACTGGATAAACGCGGTTTGTGCGTTCTGGTACGCGATCGTGAACTCGCCACGGAGAGCCGCCCGAGGCTCGTTCTTCTTGCTGGCGCCTTCGCCCACCGCGTCTCCATCGGAACCGATGCCCAGCATCTGGAACCCTCTTTCGCGGCGGTCCTTCTCGTTCATCCAGTCGGCGCGCTTTGCGGGATCGTTGACCTTCGTCTGGTCCTCGGCCAGTGATTTCAGGGTCTTCCCGCTGAGGCGGTCGGCGTACTGGCCCAGCGGCACCTTCGCGAACTGCGCCGGCTCCAGTGCCTGCATGCGCTGCAGACCATCCAGCGTTGCCGGGTCGTCCTGGATCACACCGCCCTCGGCGACCAGCTTGCGGTAGCGGTTGATGGACTCGCTCAGGCTGGAATCCTGCCCAACCAGCGCCAGCTCGGCCGGCGCCAGCACAGCCGACAGGGGTGCGCTCGGCCCGGCCGCCGTCACCTTGTCGTAGATCGACATGGCGGCCTGCTTCTTGGCCTGCTCGATCTGGTCCTTTCGCTGCGCGTAGATGTCCCGCAGGTAGCCCTCGGTAGCGGCGCGCTGGTCCGGCGGCAGCGTGCGCGGGATGGCAGCCACGGCATCGGCCAGCGTCCCGGGCACCGACGGTGCGGCAGCCGCTGGTGCAGCAGCAGAGCCCTGCCCCCCATCCGATGCCCAGCGGGCGGCGCGGCCCAGCACCTGGCGCACATACAGCGCTGTCTTCGGGTTCTGGGCGGACCGGCCGCGGTTCACCACTGCATCAGCGCCACCCTCGCCGGCGAAGTGGGCGGCGATTGCGAACTCGCGGCCACCCTTGGCCAGCCGCTCCTTGTACTCGCGCGCGGCGCGGCGGGCCGAAGCGGTGGCGTCCTTGCGGTCGATGCCGCCGGCGCTGGTGGAGCGGTACTGGAACAGGCCAGTGGCCTGGTCGCCGTCGTCCAGAACCTCCGGGTTCACGGCGTCGGCGCGGAACCCTGATTCCTGCTCCGCCAGCGCGTACAGGTCGGCACGGCCAGCAGCGTCCAGCCCCTCGGCCTTGGCCGCGTCGTCGATGGCCTTGGAGATGGCCGCCGAGGGCTTCCCCCGCGCGCCAGGTGTCGGCAGCGGCTCGATGGCGCCACGGCCTTCGGCCAGCGAGTTGGCCAGCTCGTAGGCGGCCCGGTCCTTCACCACCGGGTACAGGGTGCGCTCGACCTGCGCCCGGTCCTCCGGGGTCATCTGGTCTGCGTAGCGGTGGTAGTAGTTCTCCGCTGCGAACGGGTCGCGGGTCGCCATGGCCGCGGCAGTCTGCTTGCGTACCGACGACACGATGCCCCGCTCGCTGGCCTTGATCGCCTCCGCGCCCATGCCCTGCGTCTGGTAAGCGGCGCTGGCGATGCCCACGGCTTCCTGCAGGCGCACGTCGGCCAGGCCGAAGTCGCCCGACATGCCGGCGCTCACCGCGTCCTGCCCGATGTTGTCGATCGTTGCCTTCCGCTCGGTGGCCTCATAGGCGCTGTACTCGCGGTCGGCGTAGTTGTTGAGCCGTCCCTGCACCGAGTCGCGGAAGCTGAAGGCCACCTGGTCGAACTTCTGCTGCTGGTCCCGCGACAGGTTCGCGCGGATGCTGGACACGCGCTGGTCGAGGTCACCCAGCAGCGCCTCGTTCGCCTGCAGCGCGTTCTTGCCCTGGTACTTGGCGATGCCGTCCGGGTTGCCCGGATTGAACGTGTTGCCTTCCCAGGAGGACAGCTCGCGGCGCGCCTGCATGACGGCCGTCAGGTCTGCGCTGTCCTTCTGCCGCTGGAAGATGTCGGCAGTGGCCTGGCCGACGGCGCCGGCAGCGCGGACCGACGCGGACAGGTCGACCTGTGCCGTGTTGCGGACCTGCGGACCCTGCTGCAGCTGGACCTGCGGCCCGGCGGTGCGCGGGATGATGGTGGCCATCAGGCGTACCCTCCCGCCCAGCCGCCATTGTTGATGGTGCCGGTGGTGCGCGCGCCCACCGCCGACCTGCCGGCGCCGCCCATGCCGCCCATGCCCATGCTCGCCGCGCTGGCCAGCGAGCCGAGAATGGTGCCCGTGGCCTGTGCGTTACCGTTCCAGCGCGACAGCGAGGCCTGCGTGCGTTGGTTCTGCGCCTGGGCGTTGAAACCCCATGCCTGCCGGGCGGCGTTCATGCGGATGGTCTGCTGGTCGATCTCGCCGAACATCGCGGTTTCGCCCAGGATCTCTGCCGGCGTGCCGAGCGTCGGGTCGACGTTGTTGGCGGCGATGGCGGCGCGCTGCTGGCCGACCATGGCGCGCGTGCGCCAGGCCTGCTGCTCCATCTCGCGGGTGGCCATGGCGTTGCTGGCATCGGCGTCCTGCTGCGCCAGCATTGCGTTGTTCTCGGCCACCTGCGCATTGGCCTCGCCCTGCTTACGCTGGACGTCGGCCTGGTAGGCGCCGGTGACAAGGGTTGTCGCCAGTAGGGCGATGGCGGGATTGCACACGTTATGCGCTCCAGTAGAACGGGATGAAAGGGGCGCTGTCCGGTCCAACCGGCACCGGCGCGAGGAAGTGGAAGCCCAGCCAGTCCAGCCAGCGCTGCGCGGCGGTGTTGCGCTGGTCGACGACGTTGAACAGCATCGAGGGGAATGCCTGCTGCATCCGGGCCAGCGCCGGCCGAGACAGGCGCAGCAGTTCTTTCTGGACGGCAAAAGGGTTGAGCCCAGTCGAGCCAACCATCCAGGGCGTGCCGATGCCGCCGAGGATCGAGTACGGCGTGGCGCCGAACATGCACACCGGCACGCCCCGCACCATGGCCGTCCATGCCTCAGCACTGCCGGCCAGGCCGCGATGCAGCGCTTCCGCCGGTGTGGTGCGCGCACAGGCCCAAAGCTCGTCGACGTCGGCCTGGCGCGCTGCTGCTGCGATAGCCGCGATGTGGCCGGCCTCTGCCGGCACCAGCTCTGCGGTGACCTTCATTCCGACGCCACCACCTGCGGCATCAGCGACAGGATATCCATCGGCAGCGGGTCGTCGCTGAAGATGTGGAAGTGGCCAGCGTCCACGCCCCAGCGGCAGCTCATGTTCTTCCGGATCACGCCGGTGAAAGCCTTGGTCGGCTCGTCGTAGTCCTCGAATTCACGCTGCGCGATCGGATCCAGGTTGCCCATGGTCGTCCCGACGTACACCCCGCGCGTTTCGCGCACCAGCAGCGCCACCTCGAACATCAGCTTCTTCATCGGCCGCAGGGGGTCGCCGCCGTTCGAGTTGACCTCCAGGGTTTCGATGTGGGCCGCATACGGCAGGCCGACGTGCACCACACCGCCAGGCCTGTGCAGCTCGACCACGCCGTCAACCACCTGGAGATCCTTCTGCACGTTGCCATCCACCAGCGCTACGACGGCCTTGCCTTCGAGGTGGTCCATGCCCGAGATCGTGCTGCGCTGGAACGTCCAGGCCTGCAGCGGCACCCCGCGCAGGGATGGCGGCACTCCGCCGATCGACTCCACCGCGGCCACCGTGCTCGAGGTCAGCGCGGCGATGCGCACGCGCACGTGGTCGCTGCCTGCCTTGATCAGCAGGATGTCGCCCACGTCGCCAGCACCGGCAAAGATAGGCTCGCTGGCGGTGGCCGTGATCGTGTCGTTCTCCGTCCAGCCGCCGGCGGTCGACAGCGCGATGGTCGTCCCAGCCTTGTTGCGGCCGTCGAAGGTCAGCAGGCTGTCGGCATACTTCCAGTCCAGCGGATCGTCGTAGCGCGTGGGCGCCAGCTGCTCGATGTACTGGACCGTCTCACCGTTCACCACCCGCTTCACCAGGGCGTAGGTCTGCGTCTCGAATTCACCCGGCAAGCTGCACACGTCCAGAACCGACCCATCACCCACCGCCGGGTCGTTGAGGTCGCGGCCCGTGTCGTGCCGGTGCCAGCCGGTCACCTCCTGCTCGGGCAGGTAGGTGCAGCCCACCAGCACGCCGTCGTTGCGGGGAAGCCAGATGATCGGCCATGGCGCCGTGCTGTATTCGATGCCGCGGAAGCTGTAGCCCTCGGTGAGATGATCGGCCCAGATGCTGATGTCGTTGCCGCGGAAGCCGTCCTTCTCGAACTGATAGGCCAGATCCCGCACGCGCTGGCCCTGCCCCTGCAGGAAGATCGCCGACTCGCCCAGGACGCGCGCCTGGAGGTTGCCGGTGCCATAGCTGGACTGCGGTTTGATGCCGATGGTGCTGGGCGTCACCACGTCGTCCTGCCCGCCGGTGACCTTCCACTCGCCGCCGGTGGTCAGCACCAGCAGGTTGTCCAGCGGCACCAGATCCCTGATGGCGTTCACCTGGCGAGCGTTGATGGTGAAGGACACCGCGTCGCTGTCGATGATGGGCGAGCTGCGGCCGAAGTTGTTGTAATCGCCGATGTTCGACGCCCAGACCGTCTGCGGGTCGCCTGGCGTGCCGGCCAGCCACAGCCGGTCTGCGTAGAACTCCACCTCGCCCGGGTAGCCGTAGCGGTAGGAGAAGGCGCCTACGGCCCACACGTCGGTGCCGCCTACGGCGCCTGCCGCGTACTGGGTGACAACGACGTTGCCGGTGCCGGTCGGTGGCGGTTCGAAGAAGTTGATCTTCTCGCCCGCCCTGTTGATGGTCCAACCCTGTGCCATTAGATGGCCTCCTGAGCATTCGAGTTGCCGCGGCCGATGCCGCCGGTGTTGGTGCCACCGGTGCCGCTGCCGCCGGGATAGAACGGGTTGGACTGGACCGGGACGCCTTTGATGGTCACGCGGTAGTCCAGATAGGAATCGCTGGTGGCGCCGGCGATGCTGAACTCGGTGGTCGTGCCGTCACCGTCGAAGGTCCACGGGCCGGCCACCGGCGGCGGCGCCGTGCCGAGGATGCTGTCGGGCATCCGCTCGATCACCGTGGCGGTGACCTGGTAGGGGCTGGTGTAGGCGGTGATCTCGGCGATGCCGAAACCGCCGTGCACGTATTCCCACTCCACGCCCACCACGTACTCCTGCACACCGTCGTCCTTGACGTCCTGCGGGCCATCGAAGGCCCGGCCCACGTCGTGCACCGGGCGCACGCTGCCGCAGACGTAATACGGATCATCGCCAGCCAAGCCGCCGACGCTGGGCACGCTCACGGCGCGGTATACCTTCTGGTCGCTGCGGCGCAGCGCGTTGAGCGGCACGTTCTTCTCGGCAGCCACCCAGGGCTTCACCGAGCGCAGTTCCTTCTCTTCCGCATAGATCAGCGAACCGACCATTTCCGGGGTGAAGGTGGCCACGTTGGTGGTAACGGTGACCACGCCCTGCACGGCCGACACGGCCAGCAGCGCGGCCTCGTCCGTGTTGAACGGTCGGAACGGGCCGCGGCGGAACACGAAATCTCGAAGCGCGAAGCTGTCGGCGGCAGTGCGCCGCAGCTCCTTCGGCGGCACCCACGGGTGCACCAGGTAGAGGATGTCCGCCGACTGCGTGAATCGGACGTCGTAGATCATCTTGCCGGTGTACGGGGTGACCACTTCCACGATGTCGCCATCGCCGTCCCGCAGCAGAGCGCCGTCCACCCAGAACCGCAGGTAGCCGTCGCCCATCTCGATCAGGTAGTTGACCACCGTGGAATAGATGAAGGGCACCAGGCGGGTGTCGCGGTCGGAATGCTTCACCTCGCCCCGGAAGATCAGGCCCGGCCGCTTGGCCGCACCGCCGGTGGGCTTGGTGATTACGTTGCGGGCCGTCTTCATGCTGATGGCGAACCGCACCATGTCGACACGGCCCTGAAGGCCCGGCGCGAGCTCGCCACCGGACATGCTCGGTTGCAGCATGCGTGCCATGTCAGCCCCTCGCCATCTGGGCCATGGACGGCTGGCGCTCGTCCTCGTCGGCCTCGTTGAAGTCATGGGCGGCGGCCTGGCTCAGTGCGAGCTGGTACAGCTGCTTCAGGCTGCCTTTGTTGGAGAAGCCGTTGCCGCCGATGATGGACGACGCGCTTTCCTCGGCCAGCTTGCAGGCCAGCGCATCCACGAAGTGCGGCGGGTAGCGCTCGGGATCCTCCACGCGCGCCACGTAGATCAGCCAGGCCTCGGCGTGGTCGCACAACAGCGACGTGCCCTGCTCGCCCATCGCCTGCTCGAACTCGATGCCGTGGGTCCGCACGAAGCGGGAATCGCACCAGCTGGACAGGCGCCGGCCGACACGCATGCCCTGCTCGCCGGTGACGGCGATCGCGCTGATGCAGTCGCTGGGCCGCGCGTAGCGGATGCTCCAGCCCGGCATCGGGGCCTCAGCGTCGACCGCCAGGCGCTGCGCACGGATGGCCCACGGCCACAGGCGGTCGGCCAGCACCAAGTCGCGCATCGGATCCCACAGGCGAGAGAAGACCCGGGCCTCCTTGGAGCGCTCGGTCAGCGAGGTAATCGTGATGTCCTGGGCCAGCTTGCCCAGGGCCAGGTTGCAGATTTGGACCTGGGAGGTCATGGCTTAGGCCTCACCGTTCGGATACAGCACTTCGGTGTGCTTGGACGCCGGCGCGGCAGCGAGTGCCAGATCGGTGATCTGCAGCTCCAGGCGGCGATAAACCTTGCCATCGCGTGTTTCCTCGCCGAGCGATACCACCAGCGCAGTGGCCTCGATGCCTACGGGAGCGCCCGACGCCGGCAGCTGCTTGATGCCCAGCGAGGCGATCTGATCCTCGTCGAGGTTGATGCGCAGACCCCACGGGTAGTCCGGCTCGCTGCAGCCAGACGGCGATGCGTCGCAGCAGCTGCAGCCGTGGTCGTGGCTGCCTTCCTTCTTCATGGATACGAGCTTCATGTGCCGCTCCGGTAGTGGGGGCGCCCGAAGGCGCCCCCGGGGGTTGCCGTCAGGCGTTTGCCGACTTCTCGGCCACGGCCGCGTCGATAGCCTCGATGACGCCCTTACGGGGCTTCTCGGCAGCAGCTTCCTGCTCGCGGTAGGCGACCAGCTGCTCGACGCTCAGGGCGGCCAGATCCGCCTTGATCAGGTCAGCGTTACGGGCCAGGAACGGATCCGTCGGGGTCGCCGACTTCTCGGCCACGGCCTTGCCGCCGATCTGCTCCATCCAGGAGCCCAGCTGCTCCTTGCTGGCGATCTCGAACTCGTCGCCCGTCTCGCGGGTCTGCCCGAAGAAGCCGCGCCGGGTCGCGCGCACGCGCAGGCCGGTCACAGGTTGTTCTCCTGGTGGCCGGCGACGATGCCCGCGGTGACCTTGCCCGTGGTCGGCGCGGTGCCCACCAGGGTGTAGTTCAGGCGGACATAGCGCAGGTTGGTTCCGCGCGGCACGTAGTACAGGCCGCCGAACACCGAGCCGGCGGCCAGGTCGGCCAGCAGCTTGGTCTGCGAGCCGACGACCACCGGTGTGGCGAAGTTCTCGGTGGCCGACACCTGCAGCTCGACCTGCAGGCTGGTGGCGTTGTTGAAGCCCTCGACCACCTGCACACGCAGGGGGATCGGGGTGCCCGGACCGATGTCACGCTTGATGGGGGCACCCTCGCCCTCCACCGTGCCGGTGGCACCGAGGTCGATGACGTTGGTGGAAACTGCGCTCGCCAGCACCGACTGTGCGTTGGAGAACAGGTTCTGCTGATCGAAGATCATGGTGGTTTGCTCCTTGGATTGCGGAAGGGAGCGGGGCCGGAGCCCGCGCGCCCGGTTCAGTGGCGGCGGATCAGACGACCCGGGCTTCGGTGTTCAGCAGCGCATCCGACTCGCGCAGCGGGATGCCGCGATAGGTCAGCACTTCCTCGCCCTCGATCTCCTTGCGGGTCAGGCGCACGAAGTTGTCGGTGGTGCCACCGTTGGTGGCCAGCGCATCCAGCGCTTCCATCATGTCGGTGTTGAGGTAGATGGCAGCGCGGCCGCCCATGATCCGGCGCTGCTTCAGCTTGTAGAACGCCTTGCGCATGAAGTCGTACAGCTTCACGCTTCCGGCCTTCACGTCGGACACATCGATGTTCGCGATGCGCGACACATAGCGGTAGTCGCGCACCGACAGGCCGATGTCCCACTGGAACTTTTCACGAACCACGTCGTAGACCGAGCCGTCGGCCAGGGTCTTGGTCTGGACGCCCTTGTCCTCACGGGTCACGCCGGCGTTGGAGCCCTTCGGGTACAGGCCGTGGACGGTGTTCTCGCCCCATACCACGAACCAGATCGAGGTGTTGTCCGAACCAGTGCCGCCGGCATCCACGATCTGAGCACCCGAGCCGCTGGTGGCCAGCTTGTTGAAGCGCGGGGCCAGGCCGGTGAACTTCGCCGGCGAGGTGGCCTGGTCGCCGTAGAACAGGGACGTGGCCATGGCCTGGTTCAGGCCTTCCAGGAACGCCTGCGCTTCGGACAGGCGCAGCCCCGCCTTGTCCTGGGTGAGCTGATACAGCTTCTCGTCGATCTCGCTCCAGGCCTCGGCGAAGCCGGTTGCGTCACGCACCTGGGCGGTGGTCGACTTGGTGGGCTGGACGCCCTGGTACAGCATGCGCCAGGTGGCCTCGGGGATGCCGGTGCGCACCGTGGTCAGGTGCGTGGTGCCGTCGTTGCACTCCTTCGCGATCATGTCCTGCAGGATCGGGTTGTCCTGCGCCAGCAGCTCGATGATGGCAGCGATCTGCTTGGACGCGTCGGTGCGCTTGAACACGTCCGCCAGGGTCAGGTAGGTATTGCCGATGGTCGACATTGTTTGACTCTCCAGATACGAAAAAACCGCCTTGCGGCGGCGGGTTGATGGGGTTGGTTGCTGCGGCTATCAGCCGCCGTAGAGGATCGACTTCGGATCGCTGGCAGCGCTCGGACCCGATGCGGTGGTGCCGCCCAGGCCGTCGATCTTGCTGTCGCGGAGGAACCGGCCCATGAAGGCGAACGCGTTGACCATGGCCGGGTGGTTGCCCCAGCCCTGCTCGTTGAACGCCTTGGTCAGCTCGGGGTCGTTGATGGCCTTCACCGCAGTGGTGGCCAAGCCGACGGTTTCGTCGTACTTGGCGCCCAGCTGCTGCTTGGTTTCCGTGCCCCACTGCTCGATTTGCTGCAGGCGCTGTGCTTCCACTGCCTGCTGCATCGCGGTCGCGTCCTCGCCGGCCATGCGGGTGTACAGGTCGATGGCCTCCTGGGCCTGTTCCTGCGTCCAGCCCTTGGCCTTGAAGAACTCGGTGGCCGCGCCCAGCCGATTGCCTTCCAGGCTGAAACCGTCCGGCAGGTTGAACTGGCCGTACTGCTCCGGCGCAGTCTTGGTGTCATCGGTCTTGGTTTTGCCGGCATCACCGCCGTCTTCGACCTTGCCCGACTGACCGTTGCTGCCCGGGTCGCCACCACCGTCACCGCCGCCATCGGTTGCCGCCGGCGTGCTGCCGTTGGGAACCTGCTGCGTGTCGGTCGCGGTGGTCGTAGCTCCGCCTTCGCCAGGATTGGGGTTGCTGGCCGTGGTGGTGGTGTCACTCATCGTCGCTTTCCTCGGTTTGCTGCAGCCGCGACTGCAGCCGCTTCATTGAACTGTTCGCCTCGGCGCGCATCTGTGCCTCGCGCTCCGGGCAGCTGTCACGGATGGCACGCAGCCACCACTGGCCGGCCTCCTGCCGGCCGATCTTTCGGGACTGGGCCATGGCGTTCGTGTTGAAGGCCGTGCCGTCCACGTCCATGGCCTCGATGAACATCCACACCAGGCGGCGGCCGGTCGCATCCGACAGCACGTTGCGGACGTCCTCGCGCAGCTGGGTGTCCTGCAGGCTGGCCAGGCGTTCGGCATGCCGGCGCTGCTCTTCCTCCCGCGGGTCCATGCCGGGGCGCTTCATGCGGCACCCTGCATGGCGTCGATCAGAGCCTGGGCCGCAGAGCCTTCTTCGGGCACCGTGTCGCTGGCCGTCTTCAGGGCCTGCGCGGCGTCCTTCATCGGCTGGGCAGATGCAGCCAGCTGCTGCTGGCGCTGCTGCTCAGCACGGTCGGCGCGGATGCGGGCCACGGCGTCATCGCTGCGGATGATCGATGCCGGGCCGCCCACCGCTGCGGTGTACTCGTCGACGACCTGGTCGCTGTCCAGCTTGTCCATGACCGACGGGTCGCCGGTGGCCTGGGCAACGTTGGCCACGAACGTCATGGTGCGCTCGATGGAACCGACGGCCGCGGCCTTGGCAGCCTGCGCCAGGATGCTGGTGTACTCGATCTTCAGCGGCACCTGCGCCAGCACCTGCGGCGGCTCTGGGATGCGGCCGGCACGCTCGAGCAGGCGGAACACACGGACCACCACCGGATCCAGCACCTCGTCGGTGATGGACTCCAGAGTCGGTGCCAGCACTGCGGCCTTCTCTTCCTTGCGGGTCACGATCTCGGTGGCCGTCCGGTCGGTCTTGTCGCCCAGCGCTTCCAGCATCAGGAACAGCTGGTAGAAGAACGCACGCTGGATGCGCTGCTCGATGGTGGCGATTTCCTCGCGGATCTGCGCCAGGCCCCGAGCATCCGGCGTGTAGACCGGCGCCACGTTGGCGTTGGTGGTTCCTTCGGGCAGGTAGATCTGGCCGCCCTTCCGCAGCTTGGCCCCGCCGCTGCGCCGCAGCCCTTCCGGCACACCGAGCGTCGGGTCGGACATCTGCTCCATCAGGCGCAGCTTCTCGCCTTCCAGATACTGCAGCTGCTTCACGTCGCCCAGGCAGTTGATCGCCGGGCATGCCGAATAGATGTCCTCTGCGACGGGGTTCCAGCGCGCCACCACGAACGGCGCCTCGTAGTGCCCGCCGATGTCGATCACGCCGTTCTGGCCGTTGGCCGCGCCGTCGATCCAGACCACCTCACGGTAGGGCCGGAAGCGCGGGGCCTGCAGCCCCAGCGGACCAATGCCCGGTCGTTCGTCGGGGTTGGGCTCGATCAAGGATTCCACCCAGAACTTCGTGTCGCCGTTCTTGGGCAGCGCATCGCGCACGACAGGCGGCAGCGCCTCCTTGCCGTAGCGCTCTTCCAGCTGCCGCGCCGTCTTCGGGTAGCGGCGCCACAGCGAGTCGACACGGCCCTGATCGTCCAGGCCCACGGCGTAGTTGCCAGCGGTCAGGGCGTAGAACCGCACCACCTCGCGGGAATCCTCCACCACCAGCATCGGCGCGGTGCCGAACAGGCCGTCCTCGGTGTAGACCACCGGCATTGCCTTGTAGAAGTTGCTGCTGGCCAGGGTGTCGCGGATCTCCTGGGCCACATCGTCCAGCCACACCCGCACGCCGAACAGCTCGGAGGTTGCAGGGTCAGGCGTGGTCACCTTGAACCACGGCTGCGCCTTGGGCGTCATGTGGGACATCATGCCGGCGGCCATCACGCCCAGCGCGTCGGTCGCGGTGCTGTTGATCACCTTCGACCAGTTGCGCTTGCGCGGCTTGTCGTCCTGGTCACCGTAGAAGCGGCCACGGGTCGGGTCGATGTATTCGGACGTCTGGCGCCACAGGGAGGTCCAGTCGTTCTGGGCCTCCTTCAGCGCGGTCTTGCGCCGCTTGCAGTGCGCGTACAGCTCGATGATGTCCATCAGCCTCCCCCCAGCAGGGTGTTGCGCGGGGTGGTGCCGCCCAGCGCGGTGGTCGTTGCAGCAGAGCGATAGGCCACCGAGGTGACGCCGCTGCGCTGGAAGGTCTTGCGCTCGTCCTCGGCCTCCTGCCGGGCACGGCGAACGCGGCCGGTCGGGTCGCCCACGGCGGTCTTGGTGATGCCGAGCGGGTCGGCGTACTTGGCCGTCTTGTCGCCGAACAGCAGACCACCCGGGTCGATCACCTGGCGCGAGGTGCACATGTGGTCAGCCCCCCAGCGCCGTCTTGACCGAGGCGGTCGGCATGGCCGCGCTGGTGTCGCCGGCCAGGATGGTGGACGTGCGGCCGTAGCGCAGACGCTGGCGCTGCCGCTCACGATCGCGCTCACCGATGGCGGCATCGTCGATCGACTCGGCGCCCACCTCGGGCGGGGCGGCGACCGGCTTCACCTTGGGGGCGGAGTTGCACATGGAGATTCCTTCAGGACAGCGGGTTGTAGGGTTCGCCGGCCTGCTGGTCGGCGTGGTCATACGGCTGCACCGGCGACCCGTCGGGGTGCCGTGGCTTGGGCATGACCGGGTATGCGAAGGAGATCACCAGCGAGTCGGCCCGGTTGGGGCTCGGCATGCCGCGGCGCTTCATGTCCTTCTTCGATTCGATCTGGATCTTCCCGTCCAGGCGCGGCACCGTTTCCGGCGCCTGCAGCTCGTCACGCAGCTGCGGGTCTTCGGGGATGGCGCCGCCTTCCTTCAGCCAGTCGCGGGCCTTCTTCCACATCTCGGCGCGCTTGTTGAGGCAGCCCGGGTCGCCCGACTCGGCCGAGAACCACACCAGCCGCCAGTCGCGGTTCCAAGTGCGCCCCACCGACACGATGCCGGTGCCGTAGCCGGCGTCGACGAACACCGCGTCGGCCTTGTGCTCGTCCTCCAGCTGCGCCAGCACCGTGGCCACGTGGATGTCGTTGTCGTTCTTGGGCAGCGTCCGCAGCACCTTGAACATCAGGCCCTGCCGCAGGCTGATCACCAGCTCGTCATCGCCTTCCCACGCCGGGTCCAAGGTGATGACCTTGGGTGCCCAGTTGTACTGCTCGGGTCGCAGGTGCCGCCCGTAGGCAGCCACCACGTCCGCCTCGCTGATGAACTGCTTGGCCGACATCGAGGGGAACATGCCGCGGATGCGGACCTTCACCACGTCGCTGTCCTCGCCGTAGTCGGCGACCATGCGCGCGGCCTCGACCAGGTTCACACCCTCGACGGTGCGGCTGTCGATCTGCTCGGTGTCCCAACTGTTCTTGAACCGGCGGAAGCACTCGCGGAAGCGGCCGGTGTTGCGGGTGGTGTTGCCGAACGCGGTCCAGATGATCTCGGTGCCCTGGTCGGTCAGCGCGCCCTCGGCCACTTCCCACACCTTGTCGGCGATGGCAGAGGCCTCGTCGAACACCAGCAGGATGCGCCGGCCCTCGTTGTGCAGGCCCGCGAAGGCCTCGGTGTTGTTCTGCGACCACGGCACCGCATCGATGCGCCAGGTCTTGTCGTGGCCCGGGGCGTTGCTGATCAGCGCGGTGGCGGTCAGCGTGGCCCAGTCCTTGGTGAGGCTGATGCCGTGCCACTTCGACAGCTCGGCCCACGTCTTCGTGCGCAGCTGGTTGTCGGTGTTGGCCGTGACCACGCCGCGTGTGTCCTCGAACGTGTCGAAAGCCCATTTGATCAGCATGGCCACCAGGGCCGACTTGCCGATGCCGTGGCCCGAGCCGACGGCCTGGCGGATCACCTCGCCCGCATCAGCGGCACCGGCCTGCAGCTTCTTGCCGATCTTCTCCAGCTGCCGGCGCTGCCAGGCGCGCAGCTTCTTACCATCCAGCGGGCCGCCCTTGACGCCCCACGGGAAGTTGAACAGCACATAGCCCAGCGGGTCGTGCTGGAACGAGCCGATCGCCTCGACCAGCTGCTGCTCAGGACTCGCGGCCAGCTGCGCGCTCACGGGCGGCCCTCAGTTGGTCGGCCAGGTTGTCCTGCACGCCGTGGTCGACTGCCAGGCGCTCGCCGTAGCGCTTCGGATCCCACTTCGCCAGCAGCTTCAGGCGGGTGTCCACCCGCAGCTTGGACCGCTGCACGTGCTCGCCATTGAATTGCAGCGCCTGCTCGTCGCCGTTGTCTGCGGCCCGGCCCATCCAGTCGTTCCGGCTGTCGTCGGCAATCTCCAGGCATTCGGCGGCGATCGCGTCGAAGCCTTCCTCGCGTGCGCGTGCGATGGCGGCGGAAACCTTCGGGTCGTCCTGCTGCCATTCCCGCACAGTGCGGGCGGCGGGCATTCCCTCGTCACGGCAGATCTGGGCCAGCGGCTCACCCTGGGACAGGCGCTCTACGATGGCTGCCACCAGCTTGGCGGTCTTCTTGCTGGGTCGTGCCACTTACCGGCCCTCGGCCTTCTGGGCATCAGCGCCCAGCTTCTCGATCGCGTCCAGCTGGCCGTTGCACTGCTCCAGGCTGGTGATGTTGGCGTTGTAGGCCGACACCACGCTCTCGATGGTGCGCTCCTTGGCACGCTTCACCGGGCAGCGGGTGGTCAGCGCCCCGGGCACCGAGACGGTGCGCTCGACGGTGACGTACACGGTCTGCGGGATGTCCGGCTTCTGGACCTTGCTGCAGCTGCCGAACCCGCACAGCGGCAGGGCCGCCGCCAGGATCACAGCAACGGAATGGCGTCGCATAGGGTCTGCTCCAACTGCTGCCGGCATCCCGGCTGGGTCTTGGCCGCCTGCAGGGCCTGCTCGGCCTGGGTTGCGCGGCGCTGGCTCTGGGCTGCAGCGGCCTCAGCCAGACGCGCGGCCTCCTGGGCTGCCTGCTGCTGGCGGGCGGATTCGTCGATGGCCAGCTGTGTCTGGCGGTTCACTTCCTTCAGCAGATCTCCGCAGGCATTGGCTGCACGCAAGTTCTCGGCCGCCTCCTTGCGCGCGTCGTCGCGCTGCTCGTTTGCCTTGGTGATGCTGGCCTCGGCCTTGGCAGCGGCCTTGTCCTCGCCGCGCTGGCAGCCGGCCACGAACAGGCCACCGGCCAGCAGCGCCCACAGGCCCCAACGGATCAGGTCCGCATACGGTCGGATCGGGTCAGGGATCAGCACGGCGGTTTCCTCCGGGCCAGCACGCGGGCGATGACGCCGAGGGCGCCCAGGCCACGAATGGACCACTTCGCCGGGTTCGGCAGCTCGTCCATCCAGCCCATGGCCGCGATCGCGTCATAGATGTCCGGGAACAGGGTCACCAGGCCGAACACCCAGACCGAGGCCAGCTTCCAGGCCTTGCGCCAGTTGTCGATCAGCTGCAGCTTCACTTCAGCCCCCTGAGCTGCTTCAGCTCGCGGATGTCCTGCTTGTTCTGCTCGACCTGCACGGCCTGCTTGGCCAGCTCGAGCTTCAGCGCCGGCACGTCCGCCAGCTGCGTGTTGATGGTCTGCAGCTGCTGCTGCACGGTGGTCATCTGCTGGTTCGTGACCTGCTGCTGGGTCAGCACCGCCTGCATGGAGCCCACCAGCCAAAGACCGCCAGCGACCATGAAGCTGGCGAAGGCGCCGACGATCCAGCGTTCCACCGGCCCCAGGGAGATACGGGTGCGGCCGTCCTGGCTCGGCTGGGCTTCCATCGTCACGCCTTCACCGCCTCAACCGCAGCGCGGTAGCAGGCCGGCCAGCGGTTGATGTGCGGCTTGCCCGGGCGCCAGGCGTCCAGGTACTGCGCCCAGGCCACGGACACGTTGCCGATGGCCGGCAGGCGCTTGGGCAGGGTGAACAGCAGCAGGCGGGCGAAGCCGGCGGCCAGGATGTCGTCGTGCTCGAGCTGGGCATAGACCGCGGCCGGCGTTGCGGCAACGCCCCGGGCATTGCACAGCGCCGCAGCAGCGGCGCGGGTCGACGGGTGGTTCAGCACACCGCGCACGCCCCCGCCCTGTTCGAACTGCCACAGGCCACGGGCCGGGCCTTTCACCTGGCAGCGGTGGGCCAGCCCCGACTCCTGCCCGGCAATGGCCAGCAGCATCACGCGCGCCTCGGGCGAGTCGTAGCGGGCGGCACCCAGCAGGGCGAGCGCCGGCACGACCACGTGCTGCAGGCACTGCGCTGGGGTCGTCGGCAGCGGCAGCTGTGACATGGGCGGATCTCCGGCGATAGGTGCCCGTCACCGCAGCCCGGCGAGGCTCGGCGAGTTGGTCCGGTTAGGGTTGACGGGCATGAAGGGTGCGCTGGGCCAATGTTTCTCTGGCCCGGAAACGCAGACGGCCCGCCAAGTGGCGAGCCGTTTAGATTCAGATGAGACTCTCCCCACCCTGCCTAGAACTATACCGCCGCGTTGGCAGCGGTCAAGCGTTATTTGCATCCCTCTGGCGGTACGATGGCGACTCACCCAAAAGGCGGAGAACCGCGCTTGAACACGGACGATCAGACGAAACTCGCACGCTCCATCGGCCGCGACGTTGCCCAGGAGAAAGCGCTCCTGACATTCATCGGCAGCCCCCGCAGGAACGAACCGGCAGCGATGGCCGATATCCTGAAGATGAACTTCGAGATGGGCCGCACCCAGCTGCAGGGCCGTCTGGTTGGGGCCAACCTGCCGGACAACCTCTACCGCACGGCCGAGGACGAATTCCGCAAGGTGAAGGACGCGATCCTCGATGGCGTCAGGAACGGCAAGTACCAGGTGCCGGCCCGCTGACCGAAACCAACCGTCCTCCTTATGGGGGACGGTTGCAGGGGCATCACGAGATGGCCCAGGCAAGTAGCTTGCCGATGCCGCCCCATATGGCGATGGGCAGGAGGGTCAGCAGGGTGCTCATCCAAACGATACGGGAGGACAGCTGGAATTCAACGTCCGTCTGCCCTTGGAAATCCCCGTCCGGGATGCGCTCACCAGCGAACAGAACGCCCCTCGCCCATCCCAGTAGGAAGCAGACGGCGAGCCAGGGCCACGAGAGCCACCCGAAGCCCCACGCGAAGGCGATGGCCCAGGTGATGAACATCATGATCGTGCGGAATCCAGCCATCGCTCCCTGCTCCTTGCGTAGAGCTTGGATTCTCGCATGGCTGCCCCCGGGACCGAATGGCACCCGCGCGCACTGCACGAAGTTGTGCAGTGCTTGGAAATCAATCGGTTAGCTCACCACAGGCCCGGGACCGAATAGCCTGAGAAGATCCCGGCTACTACGTGCTTGGTGCCTCGCTGACCACGTCTCCTCAAATTGAGGAAATCTCAACCACCAACCGCCCCCATAAGGAGGACAGTTGGTTCCCCGGTTCCAAACCGGAGAAAGATCGCGTTTCAAACCGGACCTTCACTACCGCCGGGATTCCCGCAGTTTCCGCCTGGGTATGCGGAATTTTTCGCATACCTCAAAGATCAGCAGAATTTCCCGCTGGTCGGTGGATAGAGGGAATTCCGTGTATCTCCCCAGGCCTATCCAGCTCTGGATACACCCCCAAATCACCGGGATTCCGGTGATTACACCCTTGGCCAGTTGCGCCCAGCCCGCCTAGTCTTCAGCACCACCAGCGAATCCGGCCCAAGCTTCTCCCATTGCGGAGATGCCTTTGCCACGTCGCGGAACGCTGCATCCAGGCCATCACGAAACGCGGCGCCTTCCGAGCCGTAATCGAACCTGTAGCCCTCGCCCAGCACATAGCGCGACGCCCACTGCCTCCGAAGTCGGCGAACCAGCAGCTTCGCGCGGGACTCGCTTCCTACCCACGCCCACTGCGCAGCGACCATGGACGCGCGCCGCTTGATGCTCGTCGCTGGATCCTTCGTGACGCTGATGCGCACTACCCCATCTGCCCCGCAAGCAGCGCATAGATACACCGCGTCCCGCGCGGCTTGTACCTGAGCCATAGCAAAATGTCTCATGCGCGCCTGGCCTCCATGAAGGCCAGGCCCTTCTCCAGCTCCTTGCGGTACTGCCATTTGGTCAGAGATCCGCCGTACTTCGCCTCCACCACCTTGGCCCGGTCCGCCTGACTGCCGCGCCCGGTGAATTCTTCCAGCACCACCAGGGCGCGCAGCATGTTCTGCCGGTGAAGGGCGGACAACGCTCGGTCGACCCACCGGTACTCGTCCGGGGAACCGACCATGACCGCAGCCGATGGTGAACGGGGAGCGGGAAGCCTTGTCTCAATGCATGGGATCGGATCCACGAACCACTTGGCCACCGGCTGCACGTGGCCATGCTCGTTGCTCAGCCCAGCAGCGCTGCCCATCATCAGTCGTCGGCTGATACCGTCCCGAGGGGCCTGCGCACGGTTGGCGTTCTTTCCTGGTGCGAACTGCCGAGCCCGTGCCAATGGATGCTCGTCCCTGAGCGGCGCGTCTTCCGGCGCTACGGGGGAACAGAATCGATGCTCCTGGTAGTGCCCCCAGTGTTTTAGCTCCTCCTTCAGCGACAGAGTCATGACCGATCCCCAGCCCGGAAAGCTGCCTGCTTCTCCAGAAAGTCCAGCTTTGAAGCTTGCTGCCGCGCGAGCGATGCGGAGAGGCGATAGGCCTCGGCAGTGGTTGAGCGCTGCCCTCTATCGCGCCAAAGGAGTCGGTCGAGCCGCTGCGCCTGCTGGTCAAGAGTGTCGGCGAAATGCCTGAGTGCCTGGGATCCGGTCGGGATGACGTTACTCACCGTCGCGCTCCTGCCAGTTTTTCCGCAGGTTCGGCTGCCGCGCAGCACCTACCGAGCGCAGCGTTTTCCGCTCTGGTGCAGCCGGCGGGGTCCAGTCCATAGGCTCAAAGCGCTGCCTCTCCATCATCGCGTTCAGGTGAAACTCGCCCAAGGCGCCGTTGCGCTGCTTCTCGACCTTGACCTTCACAACGTCGCGGCGGGACTTGTCGGGGCGATGGAGGAAGATCACCACGTCAGCGTCCTGCTCGATCGCACCGGACCCTCGCAGGTGCTTCAAACTGGGCTCGTCGTCGCCATCGCGGTTCAGCTGCGAAAGCAGGATCACCGGCACCCTTAGCTCCTTGGCCAGCCCCTTCAGACTCCGGGTGACGTGCTGAATGCCTTGCTCAGTGGTCTCCTTGCGAGGCAGGTCGATGTAGGTCAGGTAGTCGATCGCGATCAAGCCCAGCGGATTCTCTGAGTGGAGTTGGCGGGCGCGAGCGGAAATGCCTTCCACGTTCAAGCCCGAGGATTCGTCAATGAACAGCGAGTGCTCCATCAGCGTCCTGGCTGCTGGCGCGGACCGATCCCATTCGTCTTCCTCCATCAACTTCGGTCGACGGATGTGCACTGCATTGATCCGACCGATGTGAGAGATAGCCCGATCAGCCAACTGCTCGCCCGACATTTCCAAGGACGCCATGAAGCCGTTCACGCCTTCCTTGGGCCGGGTGCCATGCAGGATCGACTGCAGCGAGAACGCCGACTTACCCACACTGGGCCGCGCGGCAATGATGATCAGATCCGTTGGCTGCCAGCCGCCGGTCAAGTCATCCAATGGGGCATAGCCGGTCGGAACGCCCGTGAGGTCACCGTCCGAATGCGCGCGGTCGGTCAAGCCGCGCATGGATTGGCGGACGAATTCGCTGATGTGCTTCGGGCCACCAGATGTGATCCGGGGAGCGCACGATGCCAAGATTCGCTGTGCCTCACCGAAAACGTCTTCATCCGCATCGAGATTGGCGATCATGCGGCCGGCGGCGCGGAGGCGGCGCAGCAGCTGCCGCTTGCTGACCAAGTCCGCATAACTACGGATGAACTTTGGGTTGCCGATAGACGTGGAATCGATATCCAGCGCCAGCGTAGCCAAGCCCCCATCGAGCTCACCGATGGTGACTGCATCAGTCGGTCGACCCGCAGTGATTTCCTGCTGGAGCGTCCTGAACAACCGCTGGTTTCCGGCGTTGGTGAAGTCGTCGCACGACAGGAAGTCGGCGATCCGCCAGTACGCTTGCCCATCCCGAAGCAGGCAAGCGAGCACAGCCGATTCGGCGTCGAAGTCCTCGCGCCTCATTCCCGGGCCTCCAGCATCTCCGACAGGACAGTGTCCATGATCTGCGCGAACCGGTCCTCGTCGATCAGCGTCGGCAGGCTCTGCTTCCACTTGGGGTTGTTGGGGTTGGGCGTGTCGCCGCGCAGCCACTTGTCATCCAGGCAGGACGTGAAGTAGATCTCCCAGAACTCGGCCGGCTCAAACACCAGCCCGTGCTGCTTGCACACCGTCTGAGCCATGGTGGAGGCCCTACCCAGCGCACGGGAGAGCTTCGGCGTAGTCGTGAGGCTGGTCCGGCAACCAGGGCGGTCACCCAGGATGCGGTTGTAGGCCGTGACGATGGCCTCGAGAGGGTCGGTTCGTTCCTCGCTGGCTGGATTCTCCAGAGCGAGCGAATCAGCTGTGTCGTCCCCGGCGGGGACTATAGGGGTACGGTTTTCTTTCTGATGGTTATATGACGGATTGGGTGCACACCGTGCACCCCGTTCGGTCGTGGCGTGCACCCCGTTGGTGTCGTGGCGTGCACCCCGCTCCCCCTCACGGGGTGCACCACATGCACCCCGTGACATAACCAGGTCATAGCAAACTGGGCGGCGATCAGCGGCCGGGATGTGGGCAGCCACAATCATCTGATTGCCCTTCTTGATGATGCCCGCCTCCACCAGTTGGCCAAGCCGAACACGCACCGTGCGGACCGCCAAGCCGGTGTCCTGCGCGAGCGTGGATGCCGACGGGAAGGCGTTCTTGCCGTCTTTGTCCGCGTAGTTGGCGAGGCAGAGCAACACGTGTCGGGAGATCGAATCCGTCACGTCCTGCTGGTCCAGTGCCCATGTCATTGCCTGAACGCTCACGCCGATGCCCCCGAGACTTCCGGGAATGCGGTCAGCATTAGCGTCGCAAAGGCACCCAGGTGCTCTGCGGTGATCCAGCGCTTGCTGGACATTTGCTGGATCCACTCCAGCGCCTGCTGCGGGCCGGAGCAGTAGAAGTCGTAGGTCGGCTCATCACTTGAGCGAGTGCGGTCGTAGATCTCAACGGCGATTCGCCCGTCTGGGAGACGCTCCTGCAGACGGACCAGGGGCCTTGCATGGCGCTCTTGGATATTGGCAAGCGCTTCCAGCATCACCTCGCCATAGGGACGGGAGCCTGGCGCCTGCAGGCTTGCATCGGATTCGTTGTGTGGCATAGTGGCCTCGCTCTGAACGAAGCCTCCGCAACTGTCTGCCCGACAGCGGGGGCTTCGTCGTATCTGGACGATGGATGCCGAAAAGACATCCGCTTGTCGCGCCAGACACCACCGCGGCCACTACCGCGCGATGGATGTACGCCTGCTCCCTGCCCTTTCGACCAGCGTCCTGCTGGTTCGCTTACAGTTTTTACAGAGAGGCGCGCTCGAGCATGAAGATGTCGGGCCGCAGGTCTTGTCGCGTCACCGCACCTACAGTCAGTAGTTCAATCGCCCGCCACCTTGCAGGGGGGATGGAGACCTCGCCGGTCTCCCATTTCGAAATCAACGCTTGGGTGGCGGGCGAGCCCGATTCAGTCAAAAGCCTCGCAAGGCCCGCCTGGCTCAAGCCCTTGGATCGGCGATAGGTAGCGATGTCCATGAGTCGATATTAGCGCCACTTACACCGGGCCGCAATAGGGCCACTACTTGCCATAGCATATTTTTTCTAGTAGCGTTGCTTATATGGAAAAGACTCGGAAAGCCAAACCCACGTCCCAGGACGTTGCTGCATCTACGCGGCTCAAGGAGCTCTGGAAGCAGCGCGCACACGAGCGCGGGCTCTCGCAAACCAAGATGGCTGAGGAGTTAGGCATCACCCAGGGTGCAGTGAGTCAGTACCTCAACGGCCGGATCCCGCTGAATTACAGAACGCTGATGGCTTTCTGCCAGGCTCTAGGGATAGACGACACCGACGTACGAACTGACCTGCCCGAACAGCAGTTCAACACGCCGGCGGCGCCGAGCGATGATTACGTGGATGTACTGGCCCTGCCCCACCCAAGCTTGGCAGTGGGGGCTGATCCTAACCAGTACATGCAGGCGCACTCGATCAAGTTCCGGAAGTCTGTCCTGCGACAAAAAGGGCTGCTGACCAAGCCACTTGCGGTCTTCTACACTTGCGGCAGTTCGATGGAGCCGGCCGTCTCAGATGGGGACTCCGTGTTGGTGGACACGTCCGACTGTCAGGTTGTTCATGGTCGTCTCTACTTGGTCCGCTGGCCAGAGGGCGGGAAACCTGAGGCTGGGGTGAAACGCGCCATGGCACTGGAGGGCGATGTATTCTTCGCAAGCGATAACCCGAATGGTGACCACCAGTGGCAGAAGCCCCGGAGGATGGGCTCGCAGCTGGAACCGATCACGGTCATTGGCCGTGTCCACTGGATTGGCGGATGGGCGAATTGAGCAATGAGTGAAGATTCAACTAAGGAGTCTGGCGCGAGAGGCCCTAGTCAGGTGCCCCTTGAGGATGTGAACAGGTTCCACAAACTGTTGAAGGGCAGCGGCCATTGCCCACTGTGCCTGTCTGATCAATGGGCTCTCATGAATCGGCCGGATGCGGGTTCAATGGCCCCTTGGGCCAGTTCGGAAGGTGATCTCCTTATGGCCCCAGGAATTCCGATTACAACGTTGTTCTGTAAGACGTGCGGCTATAAACGAGACTTCCACACTGAGTTCATGGCAGCGTTCATAGCTAAGGGAGGGGAAGGCAATGGCTGAAGTCAGCAGCCTGCACGACCACCCTAACTACGTTTCCGCACTCCCCGTTGATCCCCCGCCGCCTCCCCCCCATGATGGGGAGATGGAAAAGCGCATAGCAGATCTCGAAGCGGTAATCCCAAGTCTTGCCACCAAGCTTGACCTGGCTGACCTTCGGGCCGAAATGCACAAGGGGTTCAACGACCAGATCAAGTGGATCGTCGGCACAGGTCTTGGCGGAATCGTCTTGTTCGCAACGATCATGACGTTCGTTTTGAACAACGCCGTCCCCAAGTCCCCACCAGCTCCCCAGCCGGCACCGGTAACCATTCAGGCGCCGCAGGCCGCGCCCGCCCTGCCCCCAATCATCATCCAGATTCCGGCCCAGCAGGCCGAAGCTCGAACCCCGGCCCAAGCTCCACCCCCACCGGCCAATCCCTGAACCCAAGAACCCCGCTCCGGCGGGGTTCTTCGCATCCGCAGCTACTTACAGAACTGTTGCGTCTATCCCATCGCACTTTGAAGCAATGGCAACGCGCGATGCCAGTTATCCAAGCCGGCGTCGAGCAGCTTCAGCACCAAGTGCTTCGTAGCCTCACCTGGAAGGTCGCGCAGCTGCTCCAAGAAGCGCTTCTTTTCTGGCTCCGGAAGGTCCGAGTCACGCACCTTTGCCTCAATGAGCTGCTTGAGGGTGTCCTCGTGGAGCTTGACGGTCATGACACCCAGGATCGCTCCCAGTCCACCGTCATCCGCAAGAAAGTCCAAGCCTTTATGCGTGAGCCGAGCGCGGGTCAACGGATTGCCCATCTCTCTTGGACCTAGGTACTCCGCTTCGATCAGACCGTGATCAGCGAGATACGCAACGTTCGCATCGAGGTTCTGGACCTCAATGCACTTGTACAGCTCATTTGCGAGCACGTCCTCAGGGTACTCATCAGCCAGCCGCTCCAGCAGCCTCCGCTGCGCTTCTCGGTCCAGTTTCGTCCGCCACCCTTGGGCTTCATTCATCACTTTCTTGCCGTCCTCTTATCTTCTTCGCTCGACACGTCTTCGATCTCAGATGCAAGGCGACGCTGGTCTTCATTCAGGTCAGCCAGCCAACCAAGCATCAACGTCTCCAACTTTCGCAGCAAGGAAAGATGCCGCTGGAGTGCTAGGTACTGCTCGCTCAGCCCCTGTGCCTCATAGACAGCGTGCGCTTTCTCATTGGTTGCACGAATGATCCGTTGCAGCGCTTCATCTTCCATCAAGCGCCTAACTATCAGTACCTCTTGCATCTCCGCGAACGTGCCAACAGCAGCCAGATCGTCCGGGAGAAGAACAGACGGATTGGCCGGGGTCTCCAGCTTTTCCAATATCTCCGCCGCGATGGCTCTCGCCTGCTGATCAGTCAAATGCAACCGCGGCGCATCCTGAGACTGCTCAAGTCTGCTTACGATCTCGGCATTCATAGAGCGCCCGTTTTCTTTCGCGGACTCTTCAATCACCTGCTTAAGTTCATCAGGCATGCGGAGCTTGAATTGGGGGGCTTCTCTGCTCATGGCCAAAGTGTGGACCACGGTGGTCTTGACAGCAATGAACCACGGTGGTCCAATCTCCGCAAAGGGGATCACGGTGATCCCTTTCGGAGACCCCAAGTGAACGAAGCGGAGAGCGCCCAGCTTAAGGTCCGACTTCCCGGCGACCTGAAGAAGTGGGTCGAGAAGGAGTCCGGCATCAATGGATCTAGTCAGAACAGCGAAATCATCCGAGCGCTCAGAGAGCGGCAGCAGCGGTCAGCTACAGCCACTGGGAAGGAGTCCACCCCGTGAATGGCCTCGTAACCCTCAGCGGCGACACCGCTGTGACCAGCACCCTGGTCATCGCCGCGAACACCGACAACGATCACTCCAGCGTCATCAAGCTGGTTCGGACCTACTTTTCCGACCTTGAGGAGTTCGGCTTGGTCCGATTTGAAATCCGACCAAGATCCCAAGGCCAGCACGGCGGTGGAGACACCGAGTACGCCGAACTCAACGAGCAGCAAGCGACCCTGCTCCTGACCTTCATGCGGAACAGTCCGATCGTGCGTTCTTTCAAGAAGTCCTTGGTAAGGGCCTTCTTTGATATGGCCCAAAAGATCAAGATGCGGGCCTCCGATCCGATGGCCGTCTTGAACGATCCCACTGCGATGCGTGGCTTACTCCTGACCTACACCGAGAAAGTGATCAGCCTGGAGCAGACGGTCGCCGAGCAGGCACCGCAGGTGGCCACACTGAATCGGATAGCTGCGGCCGAGGGCTCCCTGTGCATGCGTGACGCCGCCAAGGTCCTGCAGGTCCGCCCGGTGGATCTGAGGCGCTGGCTGGTGGCTCACGGATGGATCTATCAACGCCCGGGCCACAGCGGCTGGCTCGCGTACCAGGAACGGATCCAGCAAGGCGTCATGTGCCACAAAGTCACGACCGTCCAGCGCGAAGACGGCACCGACAAGGTCGTGGAGCAAGCCAGGATCACGCCGAAGGGCATCGCTCGGATAGGCGCCGAACTGACGAAGGCGGCCGCATGAGCGCTAACCCCCTTTGTCAGCGGGCCAGTTACGGGACATCGCGCAGCCGAGGACCATCTAGGCTTCTTCGTATCGCATGGATAACGGTAGGAGGCCTCGCGGGAATTGTGATTCCACTCCGGATGGCTGAGCTAGCAGCTGCCCACAACCCGAACGTCGCTTTTTGCGTCGCAACTCCGAGCGTTGCACCTTCCCCAACTTTTGCATTTTCGCATGTGAAGCTGAACCAAGGAAACCCGAAATATGAGTAAGGAAAGCCCTACCCCCCGCCATAGCAGCGACCACCCGCTGGCCGGGTGCCGCGTCATCAAGCAGCTTGAAGAAGGCGAGATCCATATCGGGGAGAACATCCACCTAGTCGTCCTCGCAGCGCGCGAGGGCAAAGCCCGCATCGCAATCCGGGCTCCCCGCGGTCTAGAAATCACTGCCCCAAAACAGTGACGGCCCGAGCGCGCCAACGCTCGAGCCGTCTGCCAAGCACTGCCCATCTCCGCAAAGATCAAGGAAGCCAACATGGCGAGCAACAGTGTAATCCCCCCCGTTGACCTGCAGAACATTGCAAACGAACTCTCTCAGGCCCTCGACAAGGCCCCGGCCAGGACCGAGCTTGCCAATGACCGCCATTGGGTGAGTCAGGAATGGGATGACAGCTACATCAACCAGCATGCGAAGTATTCCCTTGAGCGCGCAGATAGCTGCGTGATGGGGGCCAGCTCACTGGCGGCGATCATCCACCGCTTCGACATTGGCGCCGCCGACGTGAAGAACTCCGATCCGGAGGACGAAACCCAGGTCGTCTATCCGACGATTACTCCCAGCCAAATGGACGGGCTCTGGCTGGCGTTGAAAGAACTCCTCAACTCGGCTGAGTTGAGCATCCAGCATGTTCGCTGCCACCGGGAGGTGAGCCGTGGATGACCGAACTACTTACAAAGCAGCCTCACTCGACTTCGACCAGATGGCGGCGATCAGGGCCAACCTGAAAAAGCTGCACGCCCTCACTGACCTTCTCGCAGAGGGAGACCTGACCGACGTTGATCCGACGTCGATCAAGGTCATCGGCGATTACGCGGGCATGGCCGTGATCGCCATCGATGAAGCCATCACTAAGGCGGGGGAGGAAGCCAATGTCTGATTTTACTGTTGAGCGCAAAGTGGACGGCATGCCCCTGCTCGTTCCTGCGGGAGAAGAAGCGATCCTGGCTCTCGAAATGGCGCAGACCTTTATTGAGCAGGTCCAGTCGCTTATGTGGGATGCAATGCGCGAGGCAGCGGCGTCCGATGATGCAATGACGGTCAGGTTTGACTATGACCGCGTTGTGGTCATGGAGCGGCTCTTGGGCATGTCCACTGCGCTCTACCGGGCAGGAGGGGCAGAGGCATGA